TGTTAAAATATATGTACCAGAACGGATCTTCTTATCTTCTGTGAGAAACCAATCAGAAGATTCAACCAAATGATTGCCTTCTATTTCCATTCCTGTGATCTCAGTTAAAACCTTAGCAAGTTTCTTATCAGAAATATTTACGTGTTCTTTAATGAGATAAAGAGCAGCGCCATAACGAGCAATTGTGCTTTTACCCAATGGGATCTTTCCTAAGAGTCTACGAATATTAAAGACGAGTTTATGAAATGTTGTATATACACCTCTCTCAGCTGGTGTTTCGGGCTTCTTTAACTTTTTACCATCTTTATCAACGATGCCCTGTTTATACGCTCCAGTCTTTTCCCAAGGCATAGTCAATAGCCTAAGAAATCTTAATGCGTAAACGAAATCTGCTCCTCTTAATAATCCCATAGTATGATTTATAATGATTGTAACTTCTTTGCCACATATAAGTCAGTGACAATATCTTTTTTCTGATCTTCTCTTAAATAGTTTAAATATAATAAAAATGTTTTTATGGCGGGCCAATGAATTGGTGCCACTCGATAGAATATCATCCGAGTTGCCGCGGCGATATCAAATACATTATATATTGTGATAAGGTGATTCAAGATCAGTCGTTCAGATAATACTCCTGTACTGTCGTATTTTCTGAGTAATCGATTGATATACTTAAATCTGGCTAAATCTTCTTTAAAATCATCAACATCTAAACATGCAGGGTTTCTATAATGTTTAGCTGCGTATAATTCAAAATTATCATTATTTAATTCATCAAATAGTTTCATTTATTAACGTCTGCGCTTGCGTCTAATAATTTTAAATCCACCTTCTACTGCTTTAACTCTTCCCCCACTTTTTCTGACAACTTTTATTGCTTCTCTTCTATCTGTATAAAAGTTATCATCTACAGGTGTTTGTTCAGCGATAACTTCTGCTTCTTCTTGAACTGGAATATCACCTACAACCTCACGGAGTTCTTCAATAAGATCATCTTTCTTTTTACGGCGATCTAGTTCTACTCCATGCTCTCTACCAAGTTCTTCCAATTCTTTTTTAGTCAATTTAGATATATCTTCCATATTATTAGTTCTCCTCGTCATAAATTTCGATTGAATGAATGTTTTTAAAATCATATGCTGCATCTGGTGTTGGTTGTTCTACTTCGTTAACCTTTGCCTCTTTTTTTGTATCTCTCATCTTCTTAAGTCTCTCTACTTCTTGTTTCTTAATTTTTGGTAAAATCTTCTTAGCAATCTTTTGAATAACAGCTTTCTTCTTCTCAACCTTCTTATCAACTGTGATCTTCTGTTGAACACCTAAATCTTTATAACTCTTATTTTTCAGAAGTTTATTGCGAATGATTTCCTTTGCAGCCTTTTGTGCTTTTGCTTTAATCTTTTCTGGGCTCGCCTTCTTCTTCATAGCGATCTTCCGCTTCCTAGCAATCTTTGGAGCGAGGCGTTTCATGAGTCGCCCTCTCGCTCTTCTTTGTGCTGGATCTAATGGTTTTTCGTTTATATTATCCATATCTTTATTTATCTCCAGGTAACCCTAACATCCAAATGATTGCACCCCCAAGTCCAGTGATAATAGCTGAAACAAAGGTCCACGCAATAGACTTTATTGTTTTTAAGGTTCCTTCAGCATCTGATTGTTGTTGCTCAATGTATCTTATACGTTCTTCTTGAGCAACCATCCGCTTTAGGATAATTCTTGTTGTCTCGTCTAGGTTACTGATCTTTTCTTCAGCACGAGCAAGAGCGACAATAGCATCAGCCATTTTATCGATCTTTTCTTCAATTCTATCTAGTCTAGTTTTTTCGTTAGATGTCATATTTCCCATTAATTATTGGTTGAAAATTATGCGGTTTTTCTTTCGATCACATATTTCTTATATGCTTTCTGAATCGAAGATGGTGTCATTGTTAATTCAACATTTGCTTCGGCAATGAAAGAATCCACATTTTCAATAGATTCCCCCAATGATAGTTCAACAACCTTGCGTAAACGAAGAGTTTCAAGTGAAACAGATTCAGACATCATTTCTTCTCCTTCTGGTCTCTTCTTTGTGTTGCTTGGGTAATAGATCTTTACTGGATTATTAGTCACAAAGATTAATTCCCCGTCGGCATCCAATCCTGCGATTGTATGATTACCCATCTTAGCTTTCAGATCATTAAGTGGCCCGAGCTTGATTGAACCAGGTCTTACAGCAGAAATAAGGGGCTTGAGATTATACTTCTTGATAAGTCTTTCTCTAGTCTTATTTGCACGAGGAGTATCAACACCTTTAATTCTTAACCAATCTTTTTCAAGTGTTGCGAATGGTGCCTTAGCTTCTTCAAGCTCTTCTGCATACATATTATATCCACGTACATCTTCTTGATCTTGCATTTTCTTTATAAAATTTTCTGCGGCTGATTGGTTTTTAAAAGACTTTTTCATCTTTTTGCCGTTCCACAATTCGACTTGAGCAATTACTTTCTTTGCTTCTTCAAGATTAGTGGATTCATTATAAGCCGGTTTGATTGCAAGAAGTCCTTGTTTACTTTTTGGAACTTTAAGTTTGTTGATTGCAAATTGTTTTGCGCCCCAAAGGTCTTTTGCATCTTTTTTCGTGATCTCTAATTTCTTTCCTTTAAAGATTGCGATCCAACCATCAGCTTCTTCAAGCTCAACTTCTTCTTTCAATGATCTTTTCTGCATTTCCTTTTTGATCGCCGCAACTACAGGTTTAGCAGCTGATCGCCCAACACCTTTGAAGATACTAAGTAGGTCTAGAAGATCATCATCCGAAAGTTTAGCATAGTCTGATGCTGTTGCTTCTGTTAGAGCTGAAATAATATCATCGATATCTTCAGACTCCTTCATATTCTTTGTGATCTTATCGACCACATCTTTCTTCAGCTTGACCTTATAGGTCTTTCCGCCGAATTCAAATTCTTTCTTACCGTCTTTAGCGGCTTGTGCCAAAGCTCCCATAAAGGCTGGCACATCTTCATCAATTACTGTTTTAGGTATAAATTTTTCTCTTTTCATAGTTTTCCCATTAATTGTTTGATCTGGAGTATCTTTTTTATATTTATAAGAAAGCTCTTTTGTACCATACTCTAAATATTCATTAATCATCCAATCCTGCTTCCCTTCTTGCTGAATAGTAGGCAGCCAAAGCCATTTTAATTCTTTCGTCTTTAGTCTTGCCTTTAAATTGAGGAGCATCGGATTTTACGAAATCATCGATCCATGTTGAAGCATCTGCTTTTGGATCAAGAACTTCTTTCAACGGTGGTTCGTGAACCCAGCCTTTATCTGCCATTCTCTCATGGTCTTCTGGTTTCTCTGCCCATTCTTTCTCACCTGTTTCTGGATCATACATCCAATGTGGCTTAAATGAAGATTCTTTCTTTCCTTTATGTTTTGCCCAAAGATCAGCATCGGCGGTTGTTCGTGTCTTACCACCAGTAGCAAATGAATTAATTCTAGCGAAGCCCCATTGCGCTGGAGTTGTACCTGGGCGATGTCCTGTTCTCCATGCGGCTACACCACGATCAAATACCTTCTTGAGGATAGCATAAGAGATACCAGTTTTCTCTGCTTTCTTACGAATACCAGTTTCATTACTTTCAGATAAAGGAATTGGATCAAGCTTATTTCTCTTACGAAGATCATTCAGTTGTTTAATAATCTTCTTTTGATTAGGAGAACCTGGCATATGACTCATTGCCTTTCTCATCAATTTAATCATGGCGACACGATCATTTTCACTAGCTTCACCAAGTTCTTTCTTAATCCAATCTCTTGCAATTTTATTCTTTGGTTGAGCATTGGCAAATTTGGACATCTTCTTATAAGCATCAGTGGTAGCCTTTTGCCAGTTGGAACCTTCGGAATTATCAACCACAATGAAATTCTGTTTAAAGAATGCTTGGAATTTACCAATGTTCTTTTGAACATCATTCCACATCTTTTTAACCGCGGCAACTCCTATAGTCCTTGGTCTCTTCATATCTCTTGAGATAGCTGTATCAAGGTCTGTATTGACAAGAATCATTGCGACATCATAACCGATTGCCTTTAATTTCTCTGCTTGTCTTTTGATCTTTTCATAATCTTTACCAGTTCCATCAATGACCAATCCGAGTCGACCTTGGATATATAAATCTCTTTGCTTAGCAGTTAAAGTCTTCGCCTTAGTTCTAATCTCTTGGCCCTTTGGAGTGAAGATAAACTCTGGCTCCATTTCAGCTCCCGCCTTTTCAATAGCCTTTTCGAATGCTGAATCTGAATTAACGATCTTAAATCCAAGTGCGGTTAATCCAGTCTTCCCAACCGTAAATGATTTACCCGAACCAGGCCCACCCGCAAGAAAGATCGCCTTGAAGATTGCTGGATCATCAACTCCTTCTTCAACCTCGACTGGTTCAGCATCAATGGTTTGTTTTTTGTCCTCGGCAAGTGTGTAACCTAATTTGGGAATTCTATTATATCTTTCCAATTCCTGTCCACCTGGTGTTTGTATAGATACTCCACCCTTAATCTTAACAATTTTAAGAGAAGAAGCCTTTGATCCATATTCTTTCTTCAACTGTTTTTTAAGTTCTGGCATAGAGAAATATTCTACTTTCTCACCAAACATATCTTTGAATCTTTTAGTATATTTCGAAGGTTTTGTCTTAGCAGAGGCATCCCCTGGTGCTGGTTTATAAGCAGAAGGATCATCATCATCTTTCTCTGCACCTTTCTTAAAGTGTGATGCTCTCTTTTGCTTAGTGGACTTTGCCATCTCATCTCCTTCAGCATCCTTTGCGAAATACTTAGCGGGCTGAGAACCCTTACGGTCTTTAATATCTTTATCTTGCTTTACTTCAACAATCTTATCAAGGAAGTATTTCTTTTCATCCGAACCAACAATGTAGTTTGTGCATCTTTCAGTTACAGTATGAATCTCTCCATTCAAATTAAGAAATCTATCTCCCACAAGAAATACTTCTTCGGCGATATATCTCTCACGGATGCTTGTCGTCTTGAGTTCGATATGTTTGCGGAAATTAGTCATTTCCTTTAACCCCATTCTCTTTCGAAGAAGATTGAAGACCGCTAATTTATCCCCAAAAGATTTTGGAAGACCTGTTGCGAAAGATTGAAAATCACCTTCAGAAGCCGCTGCCCTCATTTTAGAAGCAGACATACCAGAAACATCATCAGCATCTGGGTCTCTTTCACCCGCAGAGACAATAGAGATTCCATCTGGAAATTCGTAGAAACCATGGCGAGCTTTAACACCATTATACTTATTTAAGAGAGTTTTGAAATCCGAAATTCTATCTGCTCCAACAACCATTGTTGCTTTTGTATATCCTGCATTATAAAGATATACTAAAGCATCTAGAGAATTCTTGATCTTCTTATCATAAACAATGTTTCTGCCGTGCTTAGGAAAGATTTTACGCATTAGCATCACCTTCTCTTTATAACCGAGAGGATTCTTCTTAGGATCAGAAGACTGAGAAGCGAAAATCTTATAATCATTGCCGATAGCAAGAGAAGCAACCTTAATCAAAAGCTTCTCGTGTCCTGTCGTTGGAGGGTTGAATCTACCAAAGGTAAAGACTACACTCTTTGACTTTTCTTCGTTATACTGTTTAAAACCCTTAATCATTATTCTTATTTATTACTTTAGTTTCTTCGCTTGGGCCTCCTCCGCCAGAACCTCTTTTTCTTTTTTGAGCGTTATACGCAAGAATACCCAATGGATCTACTTCACTTCCTGCTTGTCCAGTATAATCGACAACAAGGAAATCTTTAAAGCTTAAAATCTTTTCTGGTAATTTATCCATTATCGTGTTTTCTTTTTAAATTGTGAAGATTTCATTTCATCTTCAATGTCTTTCAATGCTTCTGCTTTATCTTGTAATTTACTCATCTCTGATAGTAATGCCGATGGTTTATCAGCATACTTTGAAAGGCTTTTAACATCTCGGATAACCATTCTTTGAAGTTGCGATAAAAACATAGAACCATAATTCAATACTTGAATCATAGGATCTTTAGGATTCTTTTTAGTATCATCATTGTAAATGATAACACTCTTACCTTCATTGATCAATACTTCTTTTGTGATATTTTCTAAATTCATTATCGCTCCCAGCCTTTCACGACGTCCTTACTGAAGTTATTCATAGAGAATTCAAGTCTATCAACAAGTTTAACCGCACCAGAAGTAGTCTTATCGATAGCAACGAATCCTTCAGAACCCGTGACCTTAAAACCATTCTTGGTACGAACAAATGTATCAAGTTGTTTGACCTTATCAAGTTTATTTATAATAATTAACTTAGCATCTACAATAGCGTTCTGAAGCTCAAAGACAAGTTGAAGATTTTTTCTATTCTCTTTTGAGAAGAATCTCATCAACTCTTGTTCTTTCTTATCAATACCTTCTTTACCCTTTGGAGACTTTCTCTTTTGTCTTTCTTTTTCAAATCTATCTTTGAACCAGGCGAGAAGATCATTTACGTGCTTTGCAGGAGAAGCAATTCTTTCTCCTTTTCGAACAAGGCTATTATTAAATGTTTCGAATTGACCAGCTAGTTGAGGATTATCTTGAATCTGTTTGAGTGTCGAGCTAGCAATCTTCTGAAAGATTTTACCTGCATTACTCAATGCATCATTCACTTGTTTTGTATCAGTGGCGGATAAACTTGCCTTACCTGTAACATCTCTATATTCAGCATCTTGATACCAGATTGAAGATTTCTTTTTCAAGCCCTTTAGATTAACACCATAGGATGCTTTCATTGAAGGGAAATCTTTACCCTTGTATGTCGTATGCCATACAACACCAAGATTTGCCTTAGCGATCTGTTTACCTAGATCTGATTTAACAGGAACAGCATAAACGATTGTGTTGGGCTGGAATGTGTAGTAAGATTCTCCATCAATAGATTCCTTCGAAACATCTCCTTTTGTGAACATGATGTCACCTTGAATAACATCTGTGATACCAAGGTCTTTCAATTCATTAAAGGCAACTACTAATTTCTCTGCGAGATCACCAGATGTATCAGCACGAACATCGGCTTCTGATTTATAAACCTTTGGGTCTTTATTGAAGATACCCTTCTTGGCAACAAAGAATTGTCCGTCTGTTGGATCGATACCAGCAAAGACTGCAGGTGCTCCATCCCATTTTACCGTGACATCATAATTCTCATTACTATTGCCTGCAAGCATATCCCTCATTGCTCTTAAAGCAAAGATAGCCTC